CAGTCAGCAATGCTCAAATCATTGAAAATTTTCGCGAGACGCCATCGAATGGAATGGCATCCCGCTTGGTTAGTTATGGTGTGTGTGGCCCTCATGTTGGCCTCTTGCGTCTTACTAACCATCCCTCGGAGAGTCTACCTCATGTTGTGGGCTTTCGGCGCAATTGTTGCCGTACTCCGAGATCTCTTGATCATCACTGTTGGTTTTCGAACCCGTACTCTGACTGGTACGATAAAAACTGTGGTGCAAGAGAGACTCCACTCGCTCTACTCAAGATTAGTGCGAGGTGGAGGGGTGCCTGACGCAGATTTCGTGCGCCAGACATTCCAATCCATCAAGTTTGTTGGATCAAATGTTGCACAAAACCATTCCCACCCAGAAAGTGCGGCCAATCGCAATTCTGCGACTTGGTTTACAGACGTCTTTGCCCGTATTATTGGCAAGCGCCCGTTCCACTTCCAAGCTGGGTCGCGCCCCATCCGGGCTGGGAACGCGTTCTCCCGTTTACTGTTTTGGGTTAAAGACCTCGCTCTTCCGTATTCCGGCGACCTTCCGTTGCCGTCTGACGTCGTCGGGTTGACTGACGTCGATTACTATATGGAGACACCCGAGCTTGAGGCCATGTTAGTCCAACCCAACATATACGTCCTTTACACAATGACACCCACGACTGCCGCATCCGACGACGCTGAAATGGCTTTCACATTCCTTCCGACTGGTGAAATCAAAGTAAGCGTCGCTGGCGGTGCTGTCTACCAACATCATCTTCATGACTTCAACCACGACCATATCTTGGCGACAACCCTGTTTCCCCCGAAATATGCTGTCTACAACGTCGAACGCAGACAAACCTCAAAACACCACTCCTTGGTGTGTTTGACACCCATCTGCTCGGGCGGAGGTGTTATATCGACCCTCCTAGTCCGGTGGCTAGGACACACACGTTTGTCGCGATTGAATGTCACTCGTAATGGCTGGGCCCGATTTAATGTTCGTAAAAGGTCCGGCTTGTATGTGACCATGGCTCGTTGCGGTTCTTACGCCGCCGCCACCGTCACTGCCGAACAAGATGATCTCGTAGAAGAGAGCCTGCGGACTTCGAAACAACTGGTGTTGTCAGAAGTAAAGAAACTCTGCGATCTCTACGCTGGAGCTATGGTGGTCAAGAACTACCATATGGAGCAAGCCAAAGGTAACGAACTCACAGTCGTCAGCAACCCTGATGATGACTCGACTGTTCGTTACCAGATGGGTGACCTCGCCGATTATAACCCCGACGCCCAACCGGTTGTCGTTCCTTTCATGAACCCGATTGTGAAGGGCGGGTGCTATAATCCTGAGCTCGGGCCTTCAACCGTCCGGACTGCGATCAGCGAGCGCATCACAAAATGCATCCAGCCTGATAAACCTCTCACCGAGTTCGTTGCCACAACCATGGCCGAGTTCGTGGATTTTATTAGACCAAGAGAAAGATTGCATCCCGTTCATCCGGGC